AGATTTAAAACCCTATATAACAGAAGCAAATAATAGGCTTTTTAAGGCAATTGGGTATTATGGTGTATATAAAGTAAGTCATAGCTTTTCAGCTGAAAGTTTTACTTCTACGCTAACATCAATTATTCAATTTGCCAAGGCTGATGAAGATAAGAAGGGAGAGGGGTCTAACGGTGCAAAACCTACATCAGCGAGTGATATAGAGAAATCGCTTGCAGCAAAAAGAGAACAGATAGATAAAGACATAGATAAGCTGAAGGCCCGACTCGACCAGATTGCCTCAGGCGGGCCCGGAACAGTCGATAACGCGACTTTTGCCGAAACCTCGCTCAAGGCCGCGGCAGTGAAGATACAAACCTTCGAAACACCGGCCAGCCACTTGCCGCACGTGCTCCATAGCGGCGAAACATTGGCGGTATCACAGGAGGAATATCACTTTTTGCGAGTAATAAGCTGGCATACCGACTTTGAGGCCAGTTTCCGAATGAAGATGATATATACAGAGGCTTACGGCCAGGACTCCTGGCAAAAGTGGGTAACCTATTATTCTAAAAAAGAACACGGGAAAAAGGCCAAAGATCAGGTCGACCAAGTCGGCCACGGCCATTACGTAGCCTGGAAGAAAAAGGCTAAAGAGTACAGCGCACCCCAATATTTCACCGACCAGTGGTGGTTACAGGGCGCTGATATCGATAAGATCGTCAGTCGATTTAAGTAAAATTAAGAGACAAACTAATTAAAGTATGGCCGAGTATACTCCCAATTTTGAAGCTAAAACCACGTTTCCAAACGAATCTTATAAACTATTTGACAACAGACGATATTATAAAGAACAAACTACGGAAATATATAATGGTATAAATAATAATTATATTGATTTGTGGTATGATGTTCCATATTACGGAAAGGTTAATAGAAAAGGCGTTTTAGTGGCTCCCAAAGAAGGCCCTTTAGGATATTCAGCAAATGAAAACTTAGTAACATTCGATTTTGTCAAGCAGGCATATGAAGAGATGGTCTTTTTCCTTAAACGCGGAGCGCTCGCCGGCAGGACTGAATTAGGCGCACTTTTAAATGACTATCGCCCTGCAAGATCATTTATCGACAGCAAAGGAAGATATATGGCCTATGCTTCTCAAGTAATAGATATATTTAATTCGCAGCTGCTTGTAAAAAACAAAAAAGCATTAAATTTTGGTGATTATGTATGCGAAGTGCTCAAGCTTTTGTTTTCTAGTAAAACAGTATTTACCTATTATTCAATCTTTGCAGGGCATTACACTCCAATTGGCGCATCGGGTCTAGCCATTGAATTTTCTACGGAAAATCACGATAACGACAACTTAAAAAATTCATTTTTTAAAAACGAAGAATTTGGTAAATACGTCAATACAGCAGCTAACTTTGGATTTAGAATTAATAAAAATGCTCCATGGCAGTTGATTGCGGATTTAAACTCAAAACCAATGCTCCATGGCCGTCAGATCAAACGAAACGGAAAAATTACTAAAATTCCGGGCTATATGAGTCAAAACTACATTCCTAGTATTGATTTTTTATTTGAAAGACATTATACTCATGTTATGACAGATTCTGTACGCCTGCTTAGACAGGTATTGTTTTCCGGATACAGCAAGTATCATAGAAAAGTAGCATACGTTACCTTTTACGGAAAACCCAAGATTCAAATTGAGTGGCAAACTTTTAAGCTGATAACTTTTGCTGATATCTGGAGACCGCCGGCAAAAATATTCCCAATCAAGAACTACAATAAAAAGCCTGGAATGACGTACATGTTAGATTCGAAAGATATTATGCCCCATTACGGTGAAGATTATTTCGTTAAGATTTTAGAAACTCTGCTAAAACGTGAATATTCAGTAAAAGATGATCAGAAATATAGAAGCTTTAAAAAGCGATTTGATAAAAGCAATAAAATACATTTTTTATTCGACGCGACCGAATTACTAGAAAGTTTTTATTCTCCTACTAAAATACATGACCCTGAAACAAAAAAACCCTTGTGGACAATGAAAAAAAACAAGTTGACTTCCAAAAAAGCACAAAATATAATACTAGATGAAAAGAAGAAACCAACAATTGCAAAAGTAGTTTCGGAGTTTCATACAGGGTTTTAATGTTATTTCAAGCATTCGATGATAAAAAAGAGTGTTCTATGATTTATAAAAGCGGCAAGTTCCATAATAATCATACAGCGAACTGTACGCGAACTTGGTCATATGCTCCATATCTAGAAAATCAAGAAATAGAATATGCCAACTTATTTGCTTTGGGCAAGTCATTAGAAGAACTTTGCCCATCTAATAAGCTAGCGCAATTCAAAGAAGTACAAAAAAAGCTCAAATCAGTAGTTAAAGCGTCTCAAGCTGTTGGTCTGAATTCAGACCAGATTTGTATTTATGATGTTTTGCCTCGTTATCTTCTTAAAGAATGGGCAGAGGTTAAGAATACAATTTGCGAAGCTGTATTCAACGACTATCCAAAGCCTAAAAACTACGAACAACTGATGGAAATTACAAAAGTAATTACAGATATAAAATATAGACCTCTTAAGCTTGATTTATCGCAGATTGATAGAATAACTATACAAGATAAGAACACTTATAAACTTATATCAGAAAACAAACCTATTATTGATTATGATATATCTAAAACAATAACAGGACGTTTAAGTACAAAGCAATATTCATTTCCTGTTATGACTTTAGCGAAGAAATATCGCAAAGTACTTATTCCAAATAATAGCTGGTTATTCGAAATGGACTTTAATGCTTGTGAGCTACGAGTGGCTTTAGCTTTGTTAGGCCACGCCCAACCAGAAGAGGATCTCCACGATTGGAACCTTAAACACGTTTTTACTAGGGCAAAATCACGCGATAATGCTAAAAAACGAGTATTCTCTTGGCTTTATAACCCAAATAGCAAGGATGATGCTATTAGCAAGGTTTACGACCGAGAAAAGCTTAAAACTTTGTATTTTAAGGATAATAAAGTTACAACTCCATATGGGCGAGAAATAGAGTGCGACGAGGATCACGCCATAAGCTATTTAATTCAGTCTACAGCCGCAGATATGGTTTTTGAGCAAATGTATAAAGTTTGGGAGTTTCTTAAAGATAGAAAAAGCTTTATTAAGTTTTGTAATCACGACAGCGTTATGATTGATTTACATACAGAACAAGAATATGAGTTTCACCCAATTAAAGAGTTATTCGGTGATACTAGATTTGGAAAATTTAAAGTCAATTGCCTAGGCGGCAAAAATTGGGCAGATATGAAAGATTTGTATATTAAATAACTAATTATAGAATATTAGGGAGATCTCCATTATGAAACTTACCAGAACCCATCTTAAGCAGCTTATTTTAGAAGAAATGAAGTTGATGAAAGAAAATGAGCAAGGACAAGAGCAAGGACAAGAGCAAGAAGATCCCAAAGTAATGGAATTGAAACAAAGTTTAATTGATGCTGCAAAGAATATGTCAGGGATTCAAACCAATGAAGCTGGAATAGTTGATTTTTTGGTCAATTTGATTAATCTCGCGAAAACTGCAAATCTCAAGCAATCAACGTTTTTGAAGTATTTGGAACTAGTAAAGAAAGAGGCCGAGAAAATCGCAAAATGAGCGATATGAAACTCATAATGGAAAGCTGGCGAAAGTATAATACTGATCAAAAAGAAGCTCAGCAATTAGTTGAAGAATTCTGGCGGGGCGATTATTGTTCAGGCGAGCTTATTTTAGAAAATGAAATTAAACTTTTAGAAGAGAGTGTAGGTCAATTTTTTAGAGACGCCTACACCTCAGTAAAATCTAAAATAGATCAATTTAAAAACTGGAGTGAGCAAAAACTCATGAGTTTTGTTGAGTCAGGGTTGAAAAAAATTAGTTCTTTTTTCGGAAAAATGCGAAATATTGCAAGGGAAACAAGGAATCAAGTATTATTAAAAATATTCCCTAAACATGGCACAATGAATAGACAACGTATTATAAAAGTCTTAATGATGCCAAAGTATCTGAAGATAGCAGCCGGCATAATAACGACTTTTTTGCAAAAAGCAGCAAAACTTGGAATTAAAGCTTTATTGGATATGGCCACCGCCGGCGGCGGCTCCGTAGCAAAAATAAGTATTTTTATTAAAGACAATATGGAAAAAATAAAGCTTTTTGTAGATGGTGTGATGAGCGCTCTAGATCCAAATGGGATTTTAGATATGATTAAACAATTTGGAATTATGAAGGATGCTAAGGACTTAATCGATCAATTTAAAGCAGACCTTCAAGGTCGTATGATCGAATCAGAAGGGTGAACAGAGGCATAAATGCAAACCGTAATAGGTTTAGGTCAAGCAGGTTGTAATATTGCTGACCAATTTAAACAATACTCACAATATAAAACAATAAAACTTGATGTAGGATTAAAAAAGACCAAAACATCTTTTGGTCTTAAGCGCCAGGCATCTCCAGAATTGTATGAAGAAAAACTACCGAAAGGTATAATCAAGTATTTACAAGAGGAGGTGATGCCTGAAACATTGTTTATCACCAGTTGTGGTACGGTGTCTGGCGCTTCTTTATCTATTTTAGAAAAAATCAAAGGTAAAACAGAAATAACCATCATATATGTAATCCCTCAACAAACAGAATTAGTTGGAAACAAAAAGCTTCAAAACAACTTACTTTTTAACGTGTTTCAGGAATATGCTCGATCTGGATTGCTTAAGAGAGTTTATTTGCTTGACAATCAAAAGATATCTGATATAATGGGGTCAGTTCCAATAATGAAATTTAAGGACTCTTTAAACACAATGATCGTTTCCACATATCATATGATTAATGTATTCAATCACACAGAGCCCGTTCTTACGACAGTAACTGATCGTATTAACACTGCGCGTGTAAGCACATTAGGATTGTTGGATAGCGAAAATAGTGAAGAGAAAATGTTTTTTTCGCTTGACTTTCCAAGAGAAAAAAATTATTATTATGGAGTTCCAAGTAAACAATTGGAAGAAGATGAAAACTTGATGGAGGCGATACAAACTAATTTAAAAACACATATTGAACATGATAAAATGAAGACAACTTATTCGGTTTATTCAACTGAATATGATAAGCTAATTGCTTATTGCGAAAAAAGCAGTACTTTAATACAAAAATTAGCGCCTTAAAAGACCATTAAGGTGACTTTAACCATAAACAACAAAGGAGAAATATTATGGGTATTGATATGAACAAGATGCGCGCCCGTCAGGAAGCGCTTAAGAACAACGGCAGAGGTAATAATAACTTCTGGAAGCCACAAGAAGGAGAGCAAACTGTTCGTCTGGTTTGTCCTTCTGACGGCGAGCCTTTTAAGGATTACTGGTTCCATTACATCGATGGAAATCCCGGTTTCCTCTCTCCAAAGCGCAATTTTGGCGAAAACTGTCCACTGGATAGCTACGTCCGCGCTCTTTGGCAAGAAGGCTCTGAAGAGTCTAAGCGTATGGCCAAGAAGATCGGCGCAAAGCAGCGTTTCTTCGCACCAGTTCTTGTTCGCGGCGAAGAGGATCAGGGTGTAAAGGTCTGGGGCTTCGGTAAGCGTGCTTACGAAACTCTAGTTGGTCTCGTGATGAACCCGGAATACGGCGACATCACAGATCCAGAATCCGGCACCGACTTGGTTGTAACTTACACCAAGCCAGCTGGAGCTTCTTTCCCAGAGACGAAGATTACTCCTCGTCGCCGTTCTTCTGCTCTTTTGGAGGACAGCACTGCAGCTGCAGGCCTGTTGGAGAATATTCCAGATTTCGATGAGCTTTTCGCTGCTTCACGCAAGACAGTGACTGAGGTTCAAGATATCTTGGATAACTTTCTGAACTCTGATAATTCAGATAGCGTAGCAGAGGTTACATCGATGCCAACTTCTGGAAATCAGGTCGATAAGGCTTTTTCTGAGCTATTGGGCTAATTTCCAAACCGCAGGGGGGCATGGGTTTACAGATGCCCCACATTTAACCAACAAGGAGAAAGAATGAGTTTTAAGGAAAACTTAAGCAATCTAAATCTAAATGAAGATACTAATGTTGTTTTTAGTTATGAACAAGGCGCCGATGTGTTTCACTTTAATGAGACAGAGCTTGACACAGTACTCAGCGAGACGGACGTCGTTGAACGAGTTGCAGTAGCAGCAACTTCGAATACAGGAGCAGGACGCGAAATGCTTAATACACTGAGAGAACAAGGTCTTTTGGAGTATTATGAGCGAGGCAGTGGCGACTTTCAGGAATATGTGGCAGATACACTTCGTGAGAACTTTTACGTTGCTGATATGATTGAATATTCTACGGAAAAATATGATCACAAACGTGGATTTACAACTCTGTCGGTGCAAACGGAAGCACCTTTTGGAGAAGTATTGAACAGTATTGAGGATTATATTAATGCCTTTTCGGGCTGGACCGCTGAAGTTTATGTTGGTAGTGCTAAGCTTTCTATGGAAGTTTAGCATATGAAGATCCCATGGGGAGGCACAGGGATATCAGGTGCCTCTTTATTTCATAAAACAAAGGAGAAGACAATTGCTAGTTAAGGCTGTTGAATGTGGAGAGTGTAAAAACATAGTTTATTCTAGAACGAAAGATGACGTAAGACAGTGCACGTGCGGAAGAATAATTGTTTCAGGAGGGCTGAAGCATTTTAATTACGAAGCATTAAGTGAAGTATCCTACAAAGTGAAGAAAATAGAAGTTAGATTGACGCCTGATCTACTTTATGATGATTGGTATGAGTCTACAGATGATTTTGGTTTAATTTGTCCAGAAGTAAACGAAGATACACCAACAAACTCAGTATATGTTGCTTAACTAAAAAGGAGAAGAAAGTGAGCGAAAATATCTATAAAAAAGGTGAAGAGAATTTTTTAAAGAACATTAAGAAAATAGCCAAACGTTTTAAAGGAAAAGGCGGCGGTCCCGACAGCGAAACCGCTGTGAGCGCCCACAAACAAGACATTCAAGATGGATGGGTATGGTTTTGGTCAGACAACAGCGACATTACCAACCTGATCACCAGAAGCCCAAAATACATTCTTGAAGTCAAAGATCACGGAGATACAGTAGGAATGAAAATGAGTAAGAAGGGCTTCCGCAGCTGCTGCCACGCATTTAAAGTAGGAAAATAATATGGCTAAAAATAAAAAAGCTGCTGGTCGCTTATCTATAGACCAAATGAGAAAGCTAATCAACAAGAAAGCAGGACAAGAAGTCGCTGTTGACCTCACAGACGAAAATAACCCAACAATTGTAAAAAGATGGATTCCTACTGGCTCACGATGGCTAGACAGCATTATTCGTCGTGGAAAAGTTGCCGGCATTCCAGTTGGAAAAGTGACTGAAATCGCGGGCCTAGAGGCTAGCGGCAAATCTTATATGGCTGCTCAAATAGCAGGAAATGCTCAAAAGATGGGTATTGATGTCGTCTATTTTGATTCAGAATCTTCGTTGGATTTTACATTTATGGAAAAGGCTGGATGCGATGCATCTAGTATTTTATATGTTCAAGCAAAGAGTGTTGAGTTTGTAATGGAGACTATGGAAGAACTCTTAAAATCAAACGACAATCAAATGTTGTTTATTTGGGACAGCCTGGCCTTAACTCCCGCAATCTCAGACTTGGAGGGCGATTTCAATCCAAACTCCAGTATGGCCGTAAAACCTCGTATTCTTGCGAAGGCAATGTCTAAGCTAACCATTCCATTGGCCAATAGCCAGTCTACGTTTTTGGTGCTAAATCAGCTAAAAACAAATATTCCTAGCGGCCCAACAGCTCGCAGTCAAATTCTTACGACGCCTTATACGACACCAGGCGGAAAAGCTATGATATACGCATATTCACTGCGTATATGGCTTACTAGGCCCAAAGCAAAGGCATCTTTCGTGTTAGACGAGCACGGATACAGAATAGGGAATACAGTAAAGGTTAAACTCGAAAAGTCTCGTTTTGGCTCTCAAGGTCGCCAATGCCAGTTTAAAATTTTATGGGGTGATCACGTCGGTGTCGCTGATGAAGAAAGCTGGTTTGACGCCATTCAAGGTTCAAAACATCTAGACCGATCTGGCGCCTGGTATGAGTTACATTTCACAGATGGCACTTCTGAGAAGTTTCAGTCAGCAAATTGGACTAAGAAGCTTCAAAGTAAAAAGTTCAGAACACGTGTTCTAGAGATTATGGATGAAGAAGTGGTCCTAAAATTTAACGATAGAACCGGTAAGGCATCTGATTTTTACGACACTGAAGAAAATGGCCAGTCAACCCCTCTTCAATAACCTCACACATTTTAGTTGACATATCTAATACAATAAATTATTATAATTGTTATGGACGATGCTAAATTACTATCGCGAAAAGAAAGGAAATATATAGACCTTGCTAAACGCATTTCTTATCAATCCGATTATCAACACAGACATGGAGCTGTTTTGGTAAAAGGTTCAAATATTGTAAATGTGTCTTGCAACAAAAACAAGTTCAGTTCTTTTGCGATGAGATTTAAGAAAAAAGATAAAATCCATGCCAGAGTTCACGCAGAACTTGGTTCCATTTTAAATATAGAGAGAACCAGTACGGAAGGCGCAACGATCTACGTTGTAAGAACCAACAACCAACATGAATTGCGCTTAAGCAAACCTTGTTCAATGTGCGAGGCTGCTATGCGTTGGGTTGGAATAAGAAAGGTGGTTTATTCTACCAGCGAAGGCGATTTTAAGGAGATGAGATTGTGAACAATAAACAAGAACGAATAATGATCATTGACGGCTTAAATATGTTTTTGCGGAGCTATATTGTAGTTCCTCAATTATCAAAAGAAGGCCATCCAATTGGCGGAACAACTGGCTTTCTTAAGTCATTACAAAAACTTACGAGAGAGATTAAGCCAACAAAAGTCATTGTTTGTTGGGACGGACCTGGCGGCAGTAGAAAACGCAAACAGAAGAATTCCAACTACAAAGAAGGCCGAAGCCCAATTCGCCTAAACCGCAATATTAAAATTTTATCAGAAGTAGAAGAACAAGAAAATAAAATCTGGCAGATGCATCGTCTTGTTGAGTATTTAAACAATCTTCCAGTCATTCAAATATTAGCAAATGAAGTAGAAGCAGATGATATTATTTCATACGTTTGCCGCTACTCAAGCTATAAAGACTCACAAAAGGTAATCGTTTCTAGCGATAAAGATTTCTTTCAGCTTTTAGACGATCATACAATCCTTCATCGCCCTATTCAAAAGGTGTATTTAAATCGCAAGACAATTATTGACGAATACAATATTCACCCAAACAACTTTGCTTTAGCACGTGCGATTGTTGGCGATAAATCTGATAATCTAGATGGCGTGCCTGGCGTTGGTTTAAAAACGGTTGCAAATAGACTTCCTTTTTTCGTTGAGGAAAGAGACATAATGATAGATGAAGTAATTGAATTCTGCAACAACCAAGAAAGCAAACTTAAAGCGTTTAAGACAATTCCAGAAAACAAGAAACTAATAGCTGAAAATTATGATCTAATGCAATTATACAGCCCAAGCTTATCTTTTCAGACTAAACAGAGTATTGACTGGACAATTAAAGAGTTTGAGTTTACGTTTAATAAGCTAAAGGTAGGCATTATGATGTTTGAAGACGGCATCAGTGAAATCAATTGGTCTTCGATGTCCGAGGACTTTAAGCGAATTCAGCGCGATAATAAGAAAACTTCGAACTAATTATTACACTTATGATAATTCTCAAAAGCCAACTAAAACAAATAATAACTGAAGAAGTCGTCAAAATAGTATTAGAAGGCTTTAGAGATGATCTTCAATTGTTGCATGAAGGCAAATTAACAGAAGCAGAGTTTCTCAAAAAAATTAAAAGTCGATTGGGCAGATCAGCTGCTAGCATTGCTAGTAAGTTTTTACCTTATTTGCTAGCAGGAACTATTGGCGTCTCTTCGCTGTTTCCTGCTCAAGCAAAGGGATCCCCGCCGCCAAAAGATGTAGCAGTCCACGTTCAGAAGGCGGCTAATCCTGACTTTTTTGATGCCTTCTACAAGGCCTATCCAGAAGCAGCGGATAAAGAGAAGAGAAAAAGTATAAACGACAAACTGTATAAGCTAAGCGAAAAAGCAAAAACCAATGCAAAAGAATATTATGATAGTGATGCAATTGCGGGCAATGCGTTTGTTAGAATGATGCAACAATGGGGCAAAGTGCCAGCTGAGCTTACGCCAGCACAGCAAAAAGAGGTAAAAGCCAAGTATAACATTTTGAAAGACAATATTAAAAAAATTATTGATTCAACGCCTGTTGAATCAATTGATCAGGGTGTGCATAGTCCGTATGTATATGAGCGTATGTCGCCACGTCACGAAGAAAGCGGAGGCCATCCAGTTGCTGTATATGATCTTAATAAGAAAAAAATCATTATAAATCCTTATGCCTTTAAAGATAAGGATGGCAAAATCAACTGGACAGAGGTTTATAATACTTTAGTTGAAGAACTTGGTCATGCGCAAGCAGAAGGGCTCTTCGAAGACCTAGGCCTCCCAATGTCTAAAATGCACAAGAAAACTGCTGAAAAACTGGCCATATTTGCTTCAAAAGCTGAAACTGGTATGTCTACAGAGCGGTATAACTATTTACTTTCCCATCCAGAATTATACGCAAAGATGGTTAGAGCTAAACAGATATTACTAAAGAAAAAGCCTGATGCATTTGACAGTCAGGGTAAGATTAACCTCGATATTTTAAAAAGCCTGATTAAAGGTGACTCTGAAGCTCAAACAATATTTCCAGACACTTCCGTTTTGGAGCCGTTTCAGCTATTAAATTTAAAAAGCTTAGAAAGTAATGCTAAATTTTTTGATCAACTCGTTAAAGTTGATCTTCCGGCAAAAACTTCTACACAAACCGCTTGACATTGAATAAAAAAAGAATTAGTATAGAAGAGGAGGTAGACAACTATGAGAGTTTTTTTCGTTACACTATTTGTTAGTTTCATCATCGCGGGCACTGCAATCGGAGCCCCGCCAAATAAAAATGTAAAATCAAAGTTTTATGACTTTGGTGAACAGGTTATTGACGGCGAGTTAAAAAAACCTACAGGCACTTATACTAGCGGCAGATCTGCTGTAAGATTTAAGCGCCTTTTAGACCTTAAACGGTCATTTCTTCCCAATCTTTATCGCACTTCAAAAAGCAAAGTTTTTAAGTAAAACTTTTTTTATTTTACCTTTCAGTGAGTTATAAAATAGATTGACTTTTAGAAAATCATAAGTTATACTTACTACATTCACTTTAAAGATTAACGAGGTTAAATTGGAAAATTTAGGTGTATTTGGAAAGTCTTTCCAAGAAAATTTGTGTAAGCTTTTAGTTTACGACCGGTCCTTTTGCGATCAAATGCAAGAAGTACTAGATGTGGGTTTTTTAGAATTAAAATATCTACAGGTGTTTACTCGGAAACTGTTCGAGTATAAAGACACATACAAGACGCATCCAACAAACGGAACGTTAAACTCTATTTTTAACACAGAGTTGGAAGTAGAGAACGCAGTTGTTCAAAAACAAATTAATGATTATTTTGTCCGTATTCAAGCATTTCCAGACGTTGGAGATAAAGAGTACGTAAAAAATAAAAGTTTAGATTTTTGTAAAAAACAAGTATTAAAAAATGCTATGATGAAGTCAGTTCCATTACTCAATGAGTGCTCTTTCGAAGAGATCGAAACTTTAATCACAAAAGCATTACGTTTAGGTGCAGATAGTAACTTTGGATATGACTACATGAAGGATTTCGAAATGCGATTCGTAGAGAAAGCTAGAAATCCTATTTCCACTGGTTGGACAAAAATAGACAAAATTACAAAAGGAGGCTTGGGCAAAGGAGAACTTTGTGTGGTCATTGCGCCAACTGGCGCAGGAAAATCGCATGTTTTGGTTCATCTTGGAGCACAGGCCTTAAAGCAAGGCAAAAACGTTGTTCATTTTACATTAGAATTGGCTGATACTTCCGTCGCAAGACGTTATGACGCCTGCCTTACCGATATCAATTTAGATGAGCTTACAAGTAAAAAAGAAGCCATTTATGATAAAATTAAAGATATTGACGGACAGCTCATTGTAAAGGAATATCCAACCAAATCTGCATCTACTGTAACTCTTAAAAATCATTTGGAAAAAATTAGACAAACTCAAATGGAAATCGACATGATTATCGTAGATTATGGCGATCTTTTAAGAAGCACAGTTACCAGAAAGAATGCAGAAAAAAGACATGAATTAGAATCGATTTATGAAGAACTACGAGGAATGGCACAAGAATTTGAATGTCCAGTGGTAACGGCTTCTCAAACAAATAGAAGCGGCCTGAATGCTGAGGTGATTACAATGGAATCTATTTCAGAGGCATTTAATAAGTGTTTCGTAGCAGATTTTATCATAAGTCTTTCAAGAACTATTAAAGATAGGAATTGTAATATAGGTCGCATCTTTGTTGCAAAAAATAGAAATGGCCCTGATGGAATTATATATTCTGTATTTATGGATACCGGAACTGTCACTATTAAAGTACTTGAGCAAGATGATGTTGTAAAATTGCAGAGTAAAGAAAGAGAAAAGAAAAATAAATTAGATATGAGCGCGGCCCGCAGAGTTTATCAGCAAATGAACAAAGGAGGATAACAGATATGGCTCTAGAACTGACAAAACAAATCCTATCCGATATTACAGTGCACATGAAATATGCTAAATATATAGCAAAAAAAGAACGTAGAGAAACTTGGTCAGAGTTAGTTGATAGAAACAAGAATATGCATATTAAGAAGTTTCCACTCTTAAAGGAAGAGATTAAGGAGGCTTATGATTATGTATATCAAAAGAAAGTGCTCCCCTCTATGCGCTCGATGCAATTTGCTGGTAAGCCTATCGAAGTAGCGCCAAATAGAATTTTTAATTGTGCTTATTTACCTATTGATGATTGGCGCTCATTTCATGAAACAATGTTTCTTCTTTTAGGAGGCACAGGTGTGGGCTATAGCGTGCAATTCCATCATGTGGAAAACTTACCAGAAATAGTCAGGCCGTCTACTAAACGCACCAAACGCCATCTTATTGGCGACAGCATTGAAGGATGGGCAGATGCTGTAAAAGTATTGATGAAGTCATATTTCCTTGGTGGTTCGAAAGTTCGTTTCGATTACAGCGATATTAGACCTAAGGGATCCCGCCTCATAACAAGCGGCGGCAAAGCGCCTGGTCCACAGCCTCTTCGCGAATGTCTAGTCAAGCTAGAAGGGGTCTTGCTACAAAAGGAGCCCGGTGATAAATTAACTTCAATTGAAGTACACGATATGATTTGTTATATTGCCGATGCAGTGTTGGCTGGTGGCATTCGCAGAGCAGCGCTTATTTCTCTTTTTAGCGCTGATGACGATGAGATGATAGCAGCGAAGACTGGAAATTGGTGGGAAAAGAACCCTCAGCGCGGCAGAGCAAATAATTCTGTTGTGCTAATGCGCCATCGCATTACAAAAGAATATTTTATGAACCTTTGGGCACGAGTTCGAGCTAGCGGTGCTGGAGAACCAGGATTTTATTTTTCAAACGATAAAGACTGGGGAACAAATCCCTGTTGCGAAATCGGCCTTAGACCTTATCAATTTTGTAATCTTACAGAGATCAATGTTTCTAATGTAGATTCACAAGAAGAATACGAGGCTAGAGCAAAAGCAGCTGCTTTCATCGGCACTCTTCAAGCCAGCTATACAGACTTTCACTATCTTCGTGATATATGGCGAAGAAATACAGAAAAAGATGCTCTTGTTGGAGTTTCTATGACCGGCATTGCATCGGGCGCAGTTCTCAAATTGGATATGACGGCAGCTTCACTGGTTGTAAAAAAAGAAAATAAACGAGTTGCGGCGCTAATTGGAATTAAGCGCGCAGCGAGAACAACGTGCGTAAAGCCTGCTGGTACGACTAGCTTGACTGTGGGCACTTCTAGCGGCATTCATGCTTGGCACAATGATTATTATATTCGTCGTATGCGCGTTGGAAAAAACGAACCTATCTATACATATTTGTCAATTTACCACCCAGAACTAGTTGAAGATGATTTCTTCAGAGCACACGATACAGCAGTTATTTCGGTGCCACAAAAAGCGCCTCAAGGCGCCATCACTAGAGATGAGGCTGCTTTAAATCTTTTAGAGAGAGTAAAAGAGGTTAGCGATAAATGGGTAAGATCGGGACATCAAAGAGGCCAAAATACTCACAATGTTTCAGCTACTATTTCTATAAAAGAAGAGGAGTGGGATCAAGTTGGTGTTTGGATGTGGGAAAATAGAAAAGTATATAATGGCCTGGCAGTGTTACCTAAAAATGGCGGCTCATATAAACAGCCACCGTTCGAAGATTGTACGAAAGAAGATTATGATCATCTAGTTTCCACCCTTTCTAAAATTGATCTTACAAGAGTGGTGGAGATAGAAGACAATACAGACTTGAAAGGTGAATTGGCATGCGCCGGCGGTGCCTGTACCATCGAAGCTTTTTGAAAAATAAGGCATTTTTTATTTCACAAACTACTTATTATAAGCAAGGAGGGAAATGCGAAATGCATTTAAAAGATTTAACTGGAAAGCAGTTCAATAACTTAAAAGTTCTTAAAAGAGCAGGCTCCAATAGACAAGGAAGTTCAACTTGGGTTTGCGAGTGTGTTTGTGGAAACGAAAAGGTTTACTCTTCGGACCACCTCACTCGCAAAAAATCACCTGTAAAAAGTTGCGGTTGTCTAGCCCATAAAACTGGCGCTAGACACTCTCAATGGAAAGGGTGTGGTGAAATATCAGGAAACTGGTTTTATAGCCACGTTTTAAGAGAAAGAAAGCAAAAAGCAAGAACAAGAGTACCTGTTGAAATAACTGTTGAAGATGCCTGGGAATTATTTTTAAAGCAAGATAGAAAGTGTGCCCTTTCAGGAGTTTTGATAGAAATAAACAATCAACACTTTCACAATACAGCATCAATAGATAGGATAGACAGCAGCAAAGGATATGTCAAAGGAAACATCCAATGGGTCCATAAGCATATTAACTTTATGAAAAGAACTTATTCACAAGATTACTTCATAGAAATGTGTAAAAAGGTTTCTGAAAATAACATTGACTTTATAAAAAAATAAATTATAATACTTAAATGACTTACCAAAAGGAGATACTATGAGTCAACCTAATCTATCCGTAGTTGAAGGTACCGATAAGGAAACTTCGAAGGAACAATACGTAATTAATTATCTTAAATCTATGCTAGCTTTGGAAGAAGCTATGGAACCATACAAGGAACAAAAAAAGGATCTTCGAAAAGAGTATATCGATAATGATTGGCTTACGAAAGACGATATTTGGGCTGCAGTCAAGGCCCTTCGTCTTTTCAAGAAAGCTGCGGACATCGATGATCTTAACGACATGTTCGACATCATCGAGAGACAGTTCGGAGCACCGGAGGCCAATGTATGAAATTGAATCCACGAAATCGCTACATCCTTTTGGGGGATGTTCCAAAAACATATGATGACGATGTTTCAACCATTCTTTTACCGGAAGAATACACAATCAAATCAAGCCCATATGGTGTTTACCAAATTCAGCAATATTCAGCTGATTGCACTAAGCTAAGTCTAGATGATATTGGAAAGTTGGCGGTTGTCAACGATTCAATGGTCGAGACAGCCAGTCTAGATCAAGGCGAATTTCTCTTGATTCAAGAGAATCACGTATACGGAGTATTGGGGGCTGATTAAGTGTTTAAGACGATTAAGACCGTGCAGTTGTTTGATGATGGGATAGGTAAAGTTGATTATGTTTCTCATATGAATTCGGACGTTTCCGTCGTTAATGCGGCAAGAGTTTCCTTTGGTAAAGAAGTTGAAGAGGTAAGCGATAAAGATAAGAAACTTATTAATTATCTTATCAAGCACCGACATACTTCTACGCTTGAACACTGCACGGTCACCTTTCGTGTAAAGGTTCCGCTTTATATTCGCTCGCAGCACCACAGGCACCGCACGTGGTCTTATAATGAAATTAGTCGGAGATATACAGATTTTAATCTAGAGTTCTATGAGCCAAAGGCTTTCAGAACACAACACAAATCTAACCGACAATCATCAAATACTGAAGAGTTGATTAATCCAGTTCTTTCTTGTGGTAGCGACTGTGATGAAATGGTTAGCTTACACCATCATATGTCTCTGGATCTTTTTAATCGAATGATCGAAGCAGGAGTTTGCAGAGAACAAGCAAGAGGTGTGCTTCCTCAAAACCTTTACACAGAATATTATGCGACAGCCTCATTACTAAATATTTTAAAATTCATTTCATTGAGAATACACGAAGGTGCCCAATGGGAAATCCAACAACTTGCAAAGGGTATGTTGGACATTGTGTCTGATTTGTATCCTATCACAGTAGAAGCTTTTAAAAATCACAATAATTGGGCACAATAATTATTAAAACTATAACTTTAATATCACTACTTACAAGAGTAAAAAAGGAAATTTAATTATGAATTCATTAATAATAACTTTGTGTATGTGTTTGCCGTCACAGCAATCACATTATAATTATTCTGATTTAATCGTTGAGGCATTTAAATGCTCAAATGCGAAAGAAGAAAAAATCAATCCTGAGATAATCGCAACATTATCATTTATCGAAAATGACTTTTTTCTAAAACATAATATTCCCGTTGAGTTGAGAGGTATGCTGCTAGCAGCTGCTTGTAACGAAAGCGGCTACAATCCAAAAGCAAAAGGCGATTGGCGCGCAGCAAAAAGTGGCAAGAAATATCCTATGGCCAAGGGCATTTTGCAATTTTGGCCCTGGGCAGAAAAGGAATATAAGTTTGTTAGAGGTGATTATAGATTATCAGCTCGTTTTTGGATGACCCATATCGCCAAACAAAGAAAAAGAGATCGTTGCCCTGACTTTTTTTCTGAATTGAAAAAGTGGGTTGGAGCGTGGACTCAAGCTATAAGAGGAAAGGCAACAAAGAAAAACAAATATCATTGTTACAGTGGAAATAAACATTACAAGCGCTTGAAGAAGTGGCACAAACGAATTGATTCTAGAAATGACAATACGTCAAGTAAATAAAATTACATTTGGATCCAATCTAGCTGCCTTACAGTTCGCCTACCAAAATAATACTCACATCATTTTAAACAGACCTAACTTTCCTCACGTCTTTGAACCAGAATATGTTCATCGTGCGTGGGGATTGTTATATACCAAGCTAATGTTAGATGGTCGCACAATTGGTGGCGACACTGTTAAAATGACTAAAATAACAGAAGATGAAGTAATTGTTATTTGCGAGGGTAATGTTGTAAATCGACTTCAATATGATTTAATATTTGTATTTGACGACAACAATGTCATAGGCCTTCCTGATGTTGTAGAGAAAAACAACATACATACAGTAATAGATATTTTAAAAGTAAAAGCGTTAGTAGCGTATGATGCCGAAACTATTATTGAAACTGATGACGAGCTGGTAAACAAGTTATATGTTATAAGACCTTATTCCAGTAGACCAATCGAGATTTATTCTGTGTCGTTATTGAACGAAAAACAGTTGCAAAAGTTTGATTATTCTGATACAATGGTTAGGTTCAAGAGTGAAGATTTACTTAAACAGCACGGCTTTGTCGGCTTTCACAAAAATAGAAGTAAAATCACTTTAGAGACAGTTGAGCGCATAGTCCAGAAGAATATGGACGAATACGAAGAAACAGAAAAAATAAAGTTTATATGAAATTATTACCAGAAAAAGTAAAGAACAAACTGCAGTTTAATCTTGCTGGCATTATCCCTGTTGCAGGACAACCATTGGATTTTAATTTTCCATGGCACGATTGCCTTGTTCCAATAGGCCAAAACTATCTTGCAATCGAAAAAGCTGTATATGACTGTGCAATTGCTGGTTGTAATACTATTTGGATTGTATGCCCACAACAAATGCAACCTTTAATTCGTCATAGACTTGGCGATTGGATTTTAGACCCAGTTAAATATATTACTGGCGCTAAATTTGGAAACTTTCCTCGCACATATGAAATACCAATATACTACGTCCCAATGCTTCCGAAAGATGTTGATAGAAGAGATTGTTTAGCGTGGAGTATAATAACAGGAGCACAATATTCTTGGTTCGTTGGGACCAAAATATCTAGATTTACAGCTCCTGATCGATATTTTGTATCATTTCCATATGGAATGTTTTCAGCGTGGTGGATGCAAGACGATCGCGCAAGAATACGCTCTGACGTCCCATTTCACGCAATATATAACAATAAAAGCTACAAAGACGGTCTTTGGTTGCCTTTTACTTTTGGGCCTGAAGACTTTATAACTTGCCGAAATCACTTCCGAAAGCACGAAGCAAAGGGCCACGATGCAGAAGGTAATAAGTTGGGGCCGAAAGAAAGATATACAGGCAGATACTTTACTCACGATTTTGTTTTTAGCAAAGTCATTTCAGAAAATGCCGTAACTTGCGAGGTTCCTTGGTATTATGATATTTCAAGTTGGGACGGGCTAAAAAGATGGCTTGGTAGCGAAAACAAGCTTGACAAACCACCCAAATTTCTGTTATTATATAACGAGTGGAATCCTTTAGGAATAGATTTAGAACCAGAGGAAAAGGAAATAGATGACTGATAGAACAAAAAGTAAAATACCGTTTGTTGGGCTCCACGCTCATAGCGGCACAGGCAGTCCATTTGATGGTCTAGGATATCCATCAGAACATATGGACTTTGCCTTTCAGAATGGCTCTGACGCTCTTGCGCTCACAGATCACGGCAATATGAACGGGTTTGCCTATCAAGTTGAGCACGCTAAAAAGATGATGGAAGAAGGCAAAGACTTTAAGCCCATTTTCGGCGTAGAAGCCTACTTCCTTCCAAGCATCGAAGAATGGCGAGAAGAGCTAGAAAAAGTAAAAGAAGATAAGAAGGCAAAGAAAACTATTGATAAGTCTTCTTCTGGAACAACAATTGAGGATGAAGGCAATAAGCGTGAAGTAAAAAACATTCTTAATCGTCGTAGACATCTTATCCTTTTAGCTCAAAATCAAAAAGGATTAAACAATATTTTTAGTATGGTTTCTAAATCATACAGTTCAGATTGTTTTTATCGTTTT